AAGCACGCATCCATGCGGCCATACAACTATGAGTTTTCATTCACTGCCACTTGTCATAAACGAAATCCGCGCAACCGAGGCGGTGCTTAACCGCATCTACGACGCAGCCAAGATCGGGTTGAAAGGCGACAACCTGGCGTTAGCGTCAGGCATGACGCCCACCGCTTACCGGCAACTCTGCGAGATGGATCAGGTGGCGCTGTTAGCCGAGCAGAAGGGCCGCGCTGATGGCGAGCGACTGGCGTCTACGCAACTGCACAAAGCCGCTGAGCAAGGCGACGCTAAAGCAGCGCTGTCCATTCTGCAAAACGTCCACGGCTGGGTGGCCAAGCAGTCCATCACGGTCGACGTCGACCAACGCATCTCAATCATCGGCGCGCTGGCCGAAGCCGAACGCCGCGCAGCCGACGTGGTGGATGTGATTGCACACGAACCGAGTCCGGTATTAGAATCTAGGCTAGCACCTTCAAGGATTCATCATGGCCGGACCAGTTAATGCTTTTGCCCCAACTCCCGTTAACGCTTTATCGCCGTATTTTGGTAATCCAAGCATTACTGCACAAGGGACAAAAGCGCGCGCATTAAAAGGCGGCTACGCATCCCCAGAACAAGTTACCGAAGCAGGCAAAACAGCGCTTGGGTTTACTCCTATTGTCGGCGACGTAATGTCTGGGTACGACGCCATACAAGCAGCCCGTCAAGGAAACTACGGCGAAGCGGCGCTTAACGCGATTGGGTTACTTCCGTTTGTACCTTCTATGGCAGGTGTATTTGTGGGCAAAGGGGCTAGGACATGGAACCAGTCTATGAATGACTTAGCTCAACAAATGGAAAAGCAAGGGGCCAGCGCAGAACAGATATGGGAAAAAACAGGTAATTTTAAAGGCCCAGAAGGCAGTTGGAGGCAAGAAATATCGGACGCCGCAGCAAAATTTCGCACAAACTTTAACGCTTCTGCGGCGTCTAAAGCAAACAATTACAAAGGTGGCCTTGAAGGCCCAATTGGAGGCATGTACGAGCATCCGGAACTATACAAAGCGTATCCAGAATTATTGCGTACAGACCGCATGTCGGTTACAAAACTGCCTGACTGGTTGCCTGAGTCTGCTGAGTCAGCTATGCACTCCCGCACATTTAGCGGTAAAGGTAAAACCGACGTTAGGGCTAAATCCGAACCAGCAGCATTAGCTTCAACAACGCATGAACTGCAACATGCGATTCAATACTTAGAAGGCTTGCCAGCCGGAGGTACTGAGTCAATGTTTGGGTTAGGCGACGAAGCCTTTCAAAAGTATCGTTTGTTAGCGGGTGAAGCTGAAGCCCGCGCCGCAGCAGCGCGACGAGGAATGTCTAACGAACAACGCCGAGCGATGTTTCCGCTATCAAGCTATGACGTACCTCTTAACCAGCTAATCTACAAAAAATAAATGCAAAGCACAAAGTACAGCGCTGAAGACGAACAGGAACTGATGGCCCGATTGTGGGCACCTCAGTACAAGGACAATCCACTGGCGTTTGTTAAGTTCATATTTCCGTGGGCCGTCAAGGGCACGCCGCTGGAGAACTTTGAAGGCCCTCGCAAATGGCAGCGCGAGGTGCTGCAAGAGATTGCCGAGCAGATTAAGGCAAACAAGGGTCAAGTGGACTTCAACACTTTGCGGCACGCGGTGTCGTCTGGCCGTGGTATCGGCAAGTCGGCGCTGGTGTCATGGATTGTGATCTGGATGCTGTCCACGCGGATTGGCTCGACGACGATTGTGTCGGCCAACAGTGAATCGCAACTGCGGTCGGTCACATGGGCCGAGATTACCAAGTGGCTGGCCATGTCACTCAACTCGCACTGGTTTGAGGTATCGGCCACCAGGCTGATGCCCGCCAAGTGGCTGACTGAACTGGTCGAGCGCGATCTGAAAAAAGGCACGCGGTACTGGGGCGTTGAAGGGCGGTTGTGGTCGGCTGAGAACCCAGACGCCTACGCGGGTGTACACAACTTTGACGGGGTGTTGGTCATCTTTGATGAAGCAAGCGGCATCGACGATTCGATCTGGGCGGTGACGTCAGGCTTCTTTACCGAGAACACACCCAACCGGTTCTGGCTGGCGTTCAGTAACCCGCGCCGCAATACGGGGTACTTCTACGAAACGTTCCACAGCAAGCGGGAGTTCTGGTCCACCAAGGTAGTGGACGCCCGCACGGTTGAAGGTACAGACAAGCAGGTCTATCAGCAGATCATTGACGAATACGGACCGGACTCCGCGCAGGCGCACGTCGAGGTGTATGGGGAATTCCCTAATGCGGGGGATGATCAGTTCATCTCCAGCTTGGTGGTTGACGATGCGATGAAACGCGAAAAGTACAAAGACCCATCAGCACCCATAGTGATTGGGGTTGACCCTGCACGGTTTGGTGCGGACGCTACAGTGCTGGCGGTGCGCCAAGGGCGGGACATTGTGAAGATCATCAGGCACAGGGGCGACGACACCATGACGGTGGTTGGGCATGTGATCGAAGCGATTGAAGAATGGAAACCAGCGATGGTGTTTATTGACGAGGGCGGCTTGGGTGCAGGGATCGTGGACCGGCTGAAAGAACAGCGGTACAAGATCAAGGGCGTCAACTTTGGCTGGAAGTCGCGCAATCCTGCAATGTACGGTAACATGCGGGCGCAGATTTGGGGCGATATGCGTGAATGGCTTAAAAGCGCCAGCATTCCAAACGACAGGTTCTTGAAAACTGATTTCATTTCGCCTATGATGAAGCCGGACTCCAAAGGGGCTATATTTTTGGAATCCAAGAAAGACATGAAAGCGCGTGGGTTAGCGTCACCTGATGCTGCTGACGCAATCGCGCTAACATTCTCGTACCCCGTGGCCAGCCGTGGGGAGTACAATTCCAAAACCGAGCGTCGTATCGTTCATGAACGCGGCGCGATTTCAACTGGATGGATGGGGTCGTAATGGCTACAAAGAAAAGCGTATCGTTATCTGTTGGCCGAGGCGAGAAGTTGCCAGTGTCTAAGGGCGCGGGCTTGACAGCCAAAGGCCGCGAGAAGTACAACGCAGCTACTGGCTTACATCTTAAAGCGCCAGCGCCTAATCCAAAGACCAAAGCAGACCAAGGCCGCAAGGATTCATTTTGTGCAAGAATGGGCGCGGTAGCCGCCAACGCCAAAGACGGCGAACGCGCTAAAGCTGCCCTTAAACGATGGAAGTGTTAATCATGGCAACTAAACCTGGCTTGTACAGTAATATTCACGCAAAACAGGCTCGTATTAAAGCGGGTTCTGGCGAAAAGATGAACAAGGTTGGCAGCAAAGCAGCGCCTACCGCCAAAGATTTTAAAGACTCTGCCAAGACGGCAAAGAAAGGTAAATGATGCCACTCGTTAAATCTAAATCGCCAGAAGCATTCCGCAAAAACATCAAAGCTGAAGTTAAAGCGGGCAAACCGGTCAAGCAGGCCGTGGCAATTGCGTATGCCGTTAAACGCGCTTCCACACCGCCAAAGAAAAAATGACCCCAAAAGCCCTGCAAAATTGCCTGATTATGGAACGCGATGTTGAAAAACACGCGTTCTTGGAATTGCTATCTAGTGAAGAACTTGGCACTGGTGTGGTATTATCCGCAGGCCCAGATTGCAAAGACGTCAAAGTCGGTGATCGCGTGTATTTTGACGTAGGGCAAGAATTTACGTATGAGGGCAAAAAATACGTCCTTATGCGCGAACCTCACGTTTTAGGGGTCTTTAATGGCTGATCCAACCGGAATGGTCGCTGTGGCTAATGTAGCCAACGGCGGCAAACCACTGAAGTCTGACTCAGACATCCTGACCGTTGCACGGTCACGGTTGGATATGGCAATGTCTGCGCTTTCAGATTCTCGTCAAGATGAAAACGACGATTTGAAGTTCTACGCTGGCTCACCTGACAACCATTGGCAGTGGCCAGCCGATGTACTGGCCACCCGTGGCGCGGTGCAGGGGCAGACCATCAACGCCCGCCCCTGCTTGACCATCAACAAGCTGCCCCAGCATGTGCGGCAAGTCACCAACGATCAACGGCAAAATCGTCCTGGCGCTAAAGTTATTCCTGTGGATGACAATGCTGACGTTGAGGTGGCCGACATTTTCAACGGCATGATCCGGCACATTGAGTACATCAGCGATGCCGATGTGGCTTACGATACAGCGTGCGAAAACCAAGTGGCTTATGGCGAAGGCTATATTCGCTTGCTGACTGAGTATTGTGAAGACAACAGCTTTGACCAAGACATCAAAATTGGCCGTATCCGCAATAGTTTTAGTGTTTACATGGACCCCACGATCCAAGACCCAACCGGCGCGGATGCTAAATATTGTTTTGTGACTCAAGACTTGACCAAAGAAGAATTTGAGCGCATGTACCCCGATGCTGCGCCGGTCACTACGCTTCAATCGTTGGGTGTGGGTGATCAGTCGCTCAGTAACTGGTTAAATGAAGACACGATCCGCGTTGCCGACTACTATTACATCGATTACGACCGCGCAACGCTGAATTTGTACCCTGGCAACGCTACGGCGTTTGAGGGCACACCGGAAGACAAGCAATTAAAAGCGTTTTACGGCAAGCCTGTTAAATCCCGCGAGTCTGACCGCCCAAAAGTGCGATATTGCAAAATCAATGGGTATGAAATCCTTGAGCAACGTGAGTGGGCAGGCAGATATATTCCCGTTATTCGGATTGTTGGCAACGAATTTGAGGTTGATGGCCGTCTGTACGTGTCTGGTTTGGTCCGAAACGCCAAAGATGCCCAACGGATGTACAACTACTGGGTGTCGCAAGAAGCTGAAATGCTGGCTTTGGCACCAAAAGCCCCGTTTATTGGTTACGGTGGCCAGTTTGAAGGCTATGAAGACAAGTGGAAAACCGCTAACACTAACAATTGGCCCTATTTGGAGGTCAATCCTGACGTTACAGACGGTCAGGGCAGTGTTATGCCACTACCCCAGCGGGCGCAGCCTCCGATGGCCTCCAGCGGCCTGCTGCAAGCCAAAGCGGGTGCTTCTGAAGACATCAAGGCTACCACCGGCCAGTACAACGCTTCGCTGGGCATGGGATCGAACGAACGATCAGGCAAAGCCATCCTTGCGCGCCAGCGTGAAGGTGATGTAGGTACTTACCATTATGGTGACAACTTAGCCCGTGGCGTGCGGCATGTGGCCCGTCAATTGGTGGACCTGATTCCTAAGATTTACGACACCCAACGCATTGCCCGAATTATTGGTGAAGATGGCAACACCAAAATGGTCAAGATTAACCCTGATCAACCCGAGCCGGTTAACAAGATCATAGACCAAAACGGGATTGTGATTGAAAAAATCTACAACCCAGGCGTCGGCAAGTACGATGTCGTAGCAACCACCGGCCCAGGCTACGCGACCAAACGTCAAGAGGCACTTGAAGCAATGGCACAACTGTTGCAGGGTAATCCTCAATTGTGGACTGTGGCCGGTGACCTGTTTGTCAAGAACATGGATTGGCCAGGCGCGCAAGAGATGGCCAAACGGTTTGCCAAAACAATTGATCCTAAATTAATGGGTAATGGTGAAGACAACCCAGCGTTGCAGGCAGCGCAACAACAGATGCAGGCAATGGGTCAAGAGATGGAGCAGATGCACCAGATGATCCAGAATGTCAACCAGTCGGTTGAAGTTCAAGACATGCACCGCAAAGACTTTGAAGCGCAAGTTAAACTCTATGAAGCGGAAACTAAGCGAATTGCAGCAGTGCAAGCTGGCATGACTGAACAACAAATTCAAGATATTGCAATGGGTGTGGTTGCTGCGGCTATGGAATCGCAAAACATGGTAAATCAGATGCCTGAGATGCGTGAAGAAACTATGCCACCTGAACAACAAATGGGGATGCCGCAATGAAAGCATGTGATTTTTTAGGCTTGCTGTTTCTTGCAAGAGATGTAGCGCACAGTGTTCACTTGAACACTCGCAGCTTTAGCAAACACACAGCACTGAACATCTTTTACGAACGAATTATTGGCGCTGCTGACGATTTTGCTGAGTCTTATCAAGGTCGGCATGGTTTAATTGGCCCTATCACATTGCATTCAGCCAAGAAAACATCTAACATTATCGAATTCTTGGAAGATTCCTTGAAGCAAATTGAAGATTCTCGGTATGAAGTGGTTGACCGAACTGATATGTCGTTGCAACAATTGATCGACAACATCATCGAGATTTATTTGCGTACTCTGTACAAACTCCGCTTTCTTGCATAAGGACCACCATGGAACTTCTTAATCCACTGGCAGATGCCAATTTCCCCGCCAAATCGATTACGTATACCGGCACTGCTGGCGTGACCGGCACTTGGCCTGCTGGCCCTCAAGGTGTAGTGGTTTGGTCCGATCAGGCTTGTTATGTTTTGGTGGGTGAAGGCGTAACAGCCACCACTGCCAGCACACCGGTCCCACCCTACACACCGATCCCGTTTAAAGTGCCCCAAGGTACTGGCGGTCAGTGGCGCGTAAGTGCCATTCAGGTGGCTACGGGCGGCACGATTTACTGCAAACCGATGAACATCCAATGAGTTACTTTGGCATTCCCATTCGTAACGGTGTTGCCATTGGGCTTGGCTCTATTATTTCCTTTTTGTCTGGTTATGGCACTGCGGCTGTCCAAGACAATCTGTTGACTGAGAGTGGAAATAATCTTGTCCAAGAAAATGGCGGTTTAATTTTAACTTAAGGAACAGAAATGGCTGATTTAAAAATATCCCAACTCCCAGCAGCAACCACGCCGGTTGTGGGCACTGAGGTTCTTCCAATTGTGCAAAGCGGCACAACATCCCAAGTTAGCATCAATTCTGCTACTGGCATAACCCGCCCCTTCACCTCTGGCGGTGTGGTCTACGCAAGCTCTACAAGTGCATTGGCTACTGGTTCTGCGCTGACGTTTGATGGGACTAACTTGGGTATTGGGACAACTTCACCTTCTACAAAGCTAGATGCAGTTGCTGCAAACCCCGCAAACCAACTTGGTGGGCAGATTGCGGTTTCTAGCTCAACAGCATACGCAACGGGCAACGTATCTGGAATTACCTTTAGGGCGAATGATTCATCTGCTTCATTGTCACCCTACGCCAGCATCCAGATGAAAACCACTGGCGATAACGCTGGTGCTCTTACTTTTGTTACTAGAAGCAATGCAGGCGCATATGACGAACGGATGCGGCTTGACGCCTCCGGTAACCTTGGACTGGGTGTTACTCCGAGTGCTGGTGGTGCAACAGCAAATTACAAACTCTTTGAGGTTGGCGCTGGTGGAGGCGCATCAATTTATGCCGCTACTGGACAGTCTATTTTTGGTACAAACATTGCATGGTCTGGCGGTACTGCTAATTACAAGGCTTCATCATTAACTGCAATGCTATATAGCCAAGAACTTGGCTTTCATACTTGGAAAATAGCCCCCTCTGGCACAGCAGGTAATGCCATTACTTTTACTCAAGCGATGACGCTGGATGCCAGTGGGCAATTATTAGTTGGATTAACTTCTGGGTATGCCACTGCTTCCGTTCAGTCTTATCAAACATCTGCTGGCAATTGGGCTTTTGGCGCAAAATCTACGGCTTCTGCTGGTAACACGTATTTTATTACGTTTAATACATCAGATGGTACTCAAAGAGGTTACATTTATTACAACGGTGCAGCAACTATATATAGCACCTCATCAGATCAAAGACTGAAAAACAATATTGTAGATGCGCCCAGTGCAGTTTCCGATATTTCTGCTATCAAAATTAGGTCTTTTGATTGGAAAGAAAACGGTCAGCATCAAAAATACGGTGTAGTTGCTCAAGAATTGCAAACTATTGCCCCTGATGCAATTTCAACACCTCCAGAAAAAAATGGGATGCTTGGTGTTGATTACAGTTTGTTGGTTCCAATGATGATTAAATCAATCCAAGAGCAACAAGCCATTATTGAATCACTCACAACCCGCCTTACGGCACTGGAAGGAAGAGCATGACTACATTTAACTGGCAGGTAACGCAGACAGACTACCTTGTTGCCGATGGATTTATCCAAATGGCGCACTGGACTGCCACAGCGGTAGACGGTGACTACACTGCCTCTGCCTATTCTACTTGCAGTTTTGCAAATGCAGAACCTGCTATCCCTTACGCCAGCGTGACTGAGCAAGAAGTGTTGAATTGGTGCTGGAACAACGGTGTGGACAAAGATGCTACTGAAGCAAGCCTTGCACAACAGATTGAATTGCTAAAAAACCCCGTGACCGCTACCGGCACACCTTGGAGCGCATAAATGAAAGAAGTGACATTGCCGATTGATTTGGCAAATGCTTTGCTGCAATATTTGGCTACTAAACCGTATCAGGAAGTTTTCCAAATTATTGCCGCTTTGCAAAAAGTAGCAACTGAACCCGAATCTGCCGCATAATAGCGACACAAACTGTATCGGCCCAGTAGACCGAGACTCTAACGAGTACAAAAATGACTGAAGAAGTCCAAGCCCTAGCGGAAGTAGACTCCGCGCCAACCACGGATGTGACGGCCACACCTGAAGTTGCTGAAAGTACGCCGGAAGTAGTCGAGGCTAAATCATTCTCGCAAGAGGAACTTGATGCTGCCATCGGCAAACGCCTCGCAAGAGAGCAACGTAAGTGGGAAAGAGAACAAGCACAGCGTCAGTCTGAACAGCAGACGCTGAGGGCCGCGCCAGCCGCCTCCGCTGACCAGTTTGAGTCTACTGAAGCCTATGCGGAAGCATTGGCCCTTCAGAAAGCCGAAGAACTGATCGCCAAGCGTGAAGCAGCAAAGCAGCAGTCGCAAGTTCTTGAGAGTTATCACGACAAGGAAGAAGAAGCTAGGGCCAAGTATGACGACTTTGAACAAGTCGCCTACAACCCCAAACTTCCAATCACCAACGTGATGGCAGAAACGATCCAGTCTTCGGATGTTGGTCCTGAGTTAGCGTACTACCTCGGGTCAAATCCAAAAGAAGCAGATCGCATCTCACGCATGACGCCCTTGAGCCAGGCGAAGGAAATCGGACGGATCGAAGCCAAATTGGCCGCTGAACCTCCGATGAAGAAAACAACATCTGCACCAGCGCCAATTTCGCCGGTGACTGCGCGGTCCTCTGGATCGCCAGCTTATGACACTACGGACCCACGGTCTATCAAGACCATGACCGACTCGCAGTGGATTGAAGCTGAACGCAGACGCCAGCAAAAGAAGTGGGAAGCGCAGAACCGCTAAATTTTTTAAAGGACTTTTGAAATGTCTAACAGTATCTTAACCATTGACATGATCACACGGAAGGCTCTCGAAATCCTCGAGAACAATCTTGTGATCACCCGCAACGTGAACCGCCAGTACGACGACAGCTTTGCTGTTGAAGGTGCAAAAATCGGTTCCACACTGCGTATCCGTTTGCCCGACCGTGCTCTGGTAACTGACGGTGCCGCCTTGCAAGTTCAAGACGACAACGAACAGTTCACCACTTTGACTGTCTCCACCCAAAAGCACATTGGTGTCAACTTCACATCTGCTGAATTGACCATGCAATTGGATGACTTTGCAGAACGTGTGTTGAAGCCTCGTATTAGCCAGTTGGCCTCCAGCATTGATGCTGACGTTGCTAACTGCTTCAAGACTATCGGCAACTCGGTTGGCACTCCTGGCACTACACCTTCAACTTCTTTGGTCTTGTTGCAAGCCCAACAAAAGCTGAACGAAAACGCCGCTGTGATGAACCCACGTTACGCCACTGTCAACCCTGCCGCTAACGCTGGTTTGGTTGAAGGCATGAAAGGTTTGTTCAATCCTACCGACACTATCAGCAAGCAGTTTAAGAACGGCATGATGGGTACTGGCGTGTTGGGTTATGACGAGATCAACATGTCTCAGTCAATCAAGCAGTTCACTACTGGTTCGCGTGATGCTACTGCATCTACCACAGTTGGCTCTACAGTGACTTCTGAAGGTGCTTCTACTGTAACCTTGTCTCAAGGTTCTGTGACTACCACCATCAAGGCCGGTGATGTGTTTACCATTGCAGCTTGCTTTGCTGTGAACCCACAAACCCGTGAAACCACTGGTTCGTTGTTCCAGTTTGTGGCTTTGGCTGACGCAACCGCTGTGTCCGGCACTTGGACTGTAACTGTGGCCCCCATGTACTCCGCTGCTAACGCACTGGCTACCATGACCGCTTTGCCAGTATCTAGCGCTGTTGTGACCTTCTTGGGCACTGCATCTACTGCCTATGCACAGAACTTGGTTTACCACAAGGACGCTATCACGTTTGCTACTGCTGACCTCTTGCTCCCACAAGGTGTTGACATGGCTGCACGTGCAGTTCATAACGGTATCAGCTTGCGCGTTGTTCGTCAGTACGACATCAACAACGATCGTTTGCCTTGCCGTATTGACGTTCTGTATGGCTTTAACACCATTCGTCCACAGATGGCTTGCCGTCTCTGGGGTTAATCAATTCTTTTTTAAAGGAAAAATATCATGGCATTACCTAATGGCGCAGGCGGTTACCAAGTTGGTGACGGCAATATCAATGAAATGCAAATTGAAACCCAAGCTACCCCAGCTACGGCAACTGTCACGGCAACGCTGACAACTGCTCAATTGCTGAACGGTATTATTTTGGGCACTCCTACAACCACCGCAGCGGCTTACACCCTGCCTTTGGCTACTGATTTAGACGCGGCTTTGTCTAGCGCTAAAAATAATAGCAGTTTTGATTTTGTTGTGGTTAACACCAATGGTTCTGGTAGCGGCGTGATTACGATCACCACCAACACTGGTTGGACTATTGGTTCATCTGGCTCACAAGGCTTGATGACCGTCACAACTGCTGGTACATCTCAAATGTATCGCGCAGTCAAAACTGATGTGGGTGCGTGGTCTTTGTATCGTATTGCTTAAACCTAAATGGGGGTTTAAACAGCCCCTGTTTTAAAAGGAAACAATCATGGCAAATTCACAAGCTGTCGGTGTTGCGTATAGCGATCCCGAATTCACTACCTGCTACGCCAGCCAAGAAATTGGCTACAGTGCAGCAGCCCAAGGTGCGGTAACACA